CAGATACCCCTTGAGCCTGCGTACCGCGCTGTGCAGCAATGTTCTGAGCCGTGTTGATACCTATGTCGCCCAAAGCCCCTGCCCTGCCTGTAGCAAGCCCTGAGAGACCTTGTGCGCCTTGCATACCCATGCCAGACAAGCCGCTGAGATTAGATATCTGCTGCTGCAATCCTTGAGATGCCAGACCCTGACCAAATCGTTGCAACTCTCGCTGTACGTTACCGCCACCCAGCCCACCAGTGGCCGCAGCACCAGCAAGGTTTGAGCGCATACCCTGTTCAAACAGGAACTGTTCGTAGGGTGATTCCTGTCTTGCTGCTTTGAAAGCGTCCTGACCCAAAGCACCTGATAACGCTAGTTGCTGCTGGAATGCTTGAGCGCCGCCCTGTTGGAAGGGTTGAAAGTATCCTCTAGCCTCATCAAAGCCAGTGTTAACTTGCCGAGCCGCTTGATCTGCTGCTGCTCTTAAGTCATCAATGTTAATACCATAAAGACGGTTCAGAGTTTCTATGCCCTGATCAAAGCCTGCACCAACCTGTTGACCAGCCAGAGTTCCGGCTTGCTGAAAGCCCTCAATGTTCTGGCCGAGCATTTGATTAATGTTCTGCATGGCAGCGTTTATGTCGCCGCGTGAGGTCGTTTCTGCCCCTTGCAGAGTTGTTGTTGCATCTCGCAGACCTTGCTGAGCAGCCTCCTCAAAACCAATCAAGCCAGTTGGAGTCTGTTCTACCTGTTGCTCGCGATATCGCGCTGTTACCTCGCTTAAAGGTATACCCAGAGCCTGTCCAACCTGCTGTGGCGTTACGCCAAACGCCTGCATGTTTGCATAGACTTCTGCGTCAGTCGCATTAGGGTTGTTTTGAAAGTATGCCTGCAACTGCTCTTGCGTAACCTGACCACGCTGCGCTGTGTTAACAAGTTGATCATTGAATCGGCGCATAGAGTCGCCAGAATCAAGACCCATTGTTTGGATTACTTGATCTGGTGATAGGTTGTTCTGTTGCATGAACTGAAATATTTGTTGATCAGTGGCGCTAGGGTTGCCCTGAAAGAACTCCTGAACCTGCTGCTGCTTGGCCTGCGGAGAGGTCTGCGCTGCAAACTCAGCCTGCACTTCCTGCGGAGTAAACCCTGTTAACCGCGCAACCTGTCCAACAGGAACATTGTTTTGCTCCATAAAACGAGCAATGGCACGATGAGCCTCAATACCTGCGCCACCGTACTGTGCGTAAGCTGTGTTTATTGCATCCTGAACCTGCTGATCTGTCATAGCCATAATGCTTACTCTTAAATTGTTTGCTTAATAGATCAGGGCATCTCGTAACGCGATCTTTCAAATTGCATTGTAGGTCGCTGCTCGTACATTGCCTGTTGCATGTATTCTTCTTCAGTCATTGGCCTGTTATTCATGGACTGATTCATGGGCTGATTCATGCCCATTCCTCTTCGACCCATGCCCATTGATCCAAGCATCTTTTGACCCATGCGACCGCCTTGCATACCCATACCGCCGCCCATGCCACCCTGACGCTCAGGTCGCTGTCGGCTGAACTGTTGAGCCGTTGGGTTCATCAAACCTTCAAGTGCCGTTTGGTTAATCGGCAGTGATCTGGCCTGCATTGCTGCTGGCATCTTGCCACCTAGTATCGCAGCCCTCATTGCTGGTAGTGAGGCAAGGTTAGCCTCCTGAGCTGCAAGGTTGCCGCCCTCATAAGCCTGCATCTGCGGCATGAAGACATCACGGCGCATCATCATGGCTCGTTCCAGAGCCTCCTGATTAATACGATCAGCCTGACCAAAGCTACGCCTCTGCGTTTGCATAGCCTGTTCGTAGCCAGGTTGCAGACTAGCAAGTGATCGTTGCGTCTGAGCCTCGTTCATCTCATTAGCTTGCGTTGTGGCGCGTCTTTGTTCAGCGCGGTTGCGCTTTTGTCCATACAGACTTGACCCAGCACCTATTGCTGCCGAAACAATTGCCGCTTCTATGCCCATACCCACCTCTGCTTAACTTTTCTGAATTTAAGTGCCTCAAGCATCCTGACCAGCCCAACTCTATCATCTGGCGCTTTAGTCCACACTTTGGTGTAACCAAGCCTTTTAAACCATTCTAAGCCGTTTTCTAGGGTTTCCCTTACGCCTGCCCTGTCACGGTACTTACATGCGATGTGAACCTCTACAGACTGTTTGTCAGTCTTTACAAGAACCAGCACTCGCTCATCCATCACCAGCATTATAAATTCTTCTTTAATCTTGACAGGGAAGTCAGATAACCACTTAACAACAGATGGGTCTTGGATGTAATCCAGAGCCTCATCCTCGCTGCATGTTCTTACACTAATATCCATCCCTGTGTCCTGTCACCGCCAATCTCAGATAACATCTTGCGATACTCAATTGCTCCAGCAGTGCCGGTAGAATCAATGTACAGTTGGAACTGTCTGGCATCTACCACGCCCTCCGGCGATCCTGTTCCTACAATCGGAATGCTTAATGATGCTTCCAGTGTCCAAGTCCTAAACGCCTGAGCCATTTTACCAGAATCGTCAACAATAGGTTGACTGGCATTCAGTAATGGCGACTTCATTTCGTGCCACCTATGATCTCTGCGTTAAGTTGTAGGATCACGGGTTTAACAGCGTCAGTCAAAGTAAACCTGAAAATCTCAAAGCGTGACACCCTGCCGCACCTTCGCCATATTGCTCTTCGATCATACTCGCCAACCTTGCCAATTGAGCGTGTGCGTGTATCAGCCCATGTCTTGCCGTCTCTGCTTCGCTCCAGCGTGATCACAGGGTCTTCTACAGCATCATTACCAACGCCCGACTCAACTGTTAATTCTAAGGAAGGAACAAAGATTGACTTCAAGTTGTTTTGAAAGGGCTGGGTTGCTACTCGCCTGATCAGCGTAAAGCCGTACTCAGTGTAAACCAGTGGATCAATGCGACCAATCCTGCCGTCAACAAAGTCGCCACACAGAATCTGATTGTACGCCTTGCAGATGGCAGTAACTCGGCATCGACTCAGCTCACCCTCTAACAGTGATCGTCTCTCATGCCAACGCTTGGAAGTGATATCAAAGACCAGCGTTGTTGTTGGCAGAGCGAACCCTATAAAGTATGCACCGTTTTGTGAGTACGCCCACGCATAGATTGATTCAAGCTGTGCCTGAGTTAACTTCTGCAACAGGTTGTCTATTGGCGTACTGCTAATTTTTGCTGAATCATTGCCCGACAGCGCCCAGATTGACGGCCCTTCGTTCTCGCCACCACCAACCCAAACAAACGTATCCTGAGCGTTAATTAGTGAGTAGGGCGCATAAACACCCTTTTGCAGATACAAGCCTGTTCGTTGAAAAGGAAAATCTGTCCCGCCCACATTTTGGAAAGCCTCAATGGTTTGTGATCCACTGATAAACAACTGGTTTTTGAAGACGATGGGCGCAACCGTTACATCTGGGTCAGACTCAGCAGTACCAAAGTCTAATGCGTTATAACTTAAGCCGTCATTAGGTGCAGAGCAGATAAACTTCTTGGTGTCAGTTGTACAAACAAAGTAGGAGTCAACAAAGACCACAAACTGCGGGTTGCCGTTAGCATCGAAATCAGTGTCTGTAATCTGAGCAAACACATCGGTAACATGGTTATAGATATAGCCGTCACTGCCCGGCACTAACACCATCAACTGTGTGCCGTTGTCAGCCATTGATACGCGCTCAGTCCCTGAAATTGTTCCCAAGGCTGTTAGGCTGTAGCTTGCCACGCCTGCCGCAATAGTCTCGACAATCTTATACAACGTACTACCGTTGACAGCATACGCCACGTTAGCCATCTCGTGCATACCACGGTTCTGGTTATTGATCTCGCCAGAGGATACCAACTCAACCAGCCCTGGTGTGCCAAACAGGTTCTCAGGACTTAGTGCAGGAGCCTCGCTAATGTTTGGATACCAGTTCAAGCACTCTTGTGCGCTCAGTGGCAATGATGGGCTAGTGTAGAACCCGTTGGTGATTGGTAGTGCTGGCATTAGTTAATACTCAATACAGCGCGACTGACGGTAATGTTGTTTGTTGCCGTAGAATTCTGGACATAGATTTCAATAAAATCATTTGTTGCCATCGAGACTTGATACACAAGCGGAACCGCTAAGTGTTGACCATGGCTTACTTTCGATTCAATTCTTGATCCAGCAATTGCCGCGCCGTTCTTGTACAGATAGACCTGCAAGTTTTGATTAGACCCGCTGGCCGGATCAAGGCTTAATGCTGCGTTGATTGTGAGAATCTGAGTTGTTGTGCCTGTGTAAGTAATTCTTCCGGCTGTTGTGCAAGTGGCGTTAGTAGACAGATCAACAGTCCACGTTCCAGCCACCAGAACAGGAGTAGCAGTGGACGCGATTACAGTCGCCGTACTGTTGCCCTGCATGAAGACCTGACCACGCACCTGAGCCACTGCTTGAGTGCTGGCTAAAGTGATCGTGTCGCTTGCCGCTGTCAGGGTAATTCCAGTACCTGCAACCAGTGAAACAAAGGTTGGGCTGAGTGCTGCGGTGTTCAGCATCAACGGAGAGCCGGTAGAGTTGACAGTAAAGTTGTGCGCTATCGTAATCCCGTTCTCTGCCGAGACGCTGCAAGCAATCCCTGACCCGTTCTCAAGGTTGCGGATATTGTTAACAGTACCCGATACATCAAGAACCGGAGTGCCGGTCACAGCGCCATCCTGCACAATCGTGCCAGTCACGCCTAAACCATTAAGAAAATTGGCGTAAGTTATTTGGTAGTTGTAGCCGTTGTTAAAGAAGCCAAAGTAAGAACCCGGCGTGATGCTCGTTAGTGCCTCAAAATCAGACTGCCTTACACCATAGGTACGCTCAACCATTTGTGTTTATCTCCAGTGCAATCCCGCCGCTAATTTCTGTAGCCACCAATGGATCGCTCTCAGGGTAGAAGTGCAGGCCATTGCCGAATTGATTGTCTTCGTTGCCAGAACCAACAGGCAGAGTTGATGGCAAACTAGTAGGTGTAATGTATTGACCCAATTGACGCATCGCCTGCATACCCTCACGCGCAGTTAGGGCAAGCTCAGGCGTTACAACACCCCCATAATACGGAACAGACTGGAACGCCATGTTAGCAATCAGCCCAGTCAGTGCGCCTGGTGGGACAGTGACCTCATCACCAAGATTGCTGACGGCTGTATAGCCAGGATTGATGCCCTTCGCCGCAAGGCTGGACATATAGTTGTTCATCGCAAAGATAAAGTCTTGAAACTCATCAGCCTCAAGCGGAGCCTCTGATGCCTGAACCAGAATTGCCTGTAATGATGCCTTTGCTACCTGTGCCACTGTTGCCATGATTATTCAAACCTTGGTTTTGCAGTTTTCGCCGCAGTCTTAAATGCCTTGGCCGTTGGTGCGCCCTTAGTGCCAGGCTTTCTCATCTTCTCTTTCGAGCCTTCTTTAATTCGTTTGCGTTTTGCTGCAATGTTCGCGTAGAGACCTTTCATTTCTGCACCTTTGGCCGACCCTTGCGCTTCGGCTCTTCTGCCTGTGGGACATCTTGTGCCGCCTCTTTGCGCTTCCAGCCCATGTTGGTAGCAAGTTCGGCACTGCCCTCATCAACTTCTAACTCTACACCGCTTGGTTTAATCCAGATGCTTGTACTCATGTCCATTTTTCCTTTTGCGCCCAGTAAGCCGCAGACATTTTGCCTTTTGCTATGTTAGCACGATGTCTTGCCATGAATGATTTTCGTCTAGCCTTATCTGCGTCAGATTCGCCTTCTTTCTTAGGTGAACCACTTACGCCTTGTTGACCAAAACGAATTGTTTTAATTGTGTCGCCTACTTTAGCAACAACAACATGGGATTTGGTTGGATGGTCAGGAGTGCGCTTTGGCTTGTTGAAGCCTTCTACGCCAATTCTTTCTAATCGCGGGTCTTTAGCTTTTGGCATGATTCACCCCAGATGATAATTGTGACGCACC